ATTTTCGCAAATCGCGGACTCGTTGGGTGTTTGCAGGTCATCGATTGACTGGACTCGTAAGCTGCATAGGTCTGTTCCGAGAAAGTTGGTTTTCTCGGTGCAGGTGGGGCAGTTGTAATATTTTTTTGGTTTTTCTTTGGGCTTCTTAATCAAAGAGACCCTTATCAAATTGTTTTTCTTTTTTCATGGCTAAATATTTTTTATAAGCATCTGTTTTGTGTTGAGTAAAACTTAACCCTTTCATCCAATAATCATTTCTTAATAAGCTTTTACAGATTCTACGCCATGAAGGCACTTTCTTATTCATTTCTAGACTTAGTTCTGCTTCGTCTGGTATTCCCCCTGGATATCCTCTTTCAATCCACCACTTAATAAACGTACCTATTTTAACTTTGTAATGGTCTTTTGTTTGTGGGGGCATTGATTCAATTAGTAATTCTGCAAATTCCTTCCATGTTAAATGTGGAGGTCTTTTTATTTTATTATATCCGTTTATATTTCCGCTTTCTTGCACATATAAACTACCACTATTTGCACCGCTTACTCTTGCTACTACTTTCGCCCATGTATTTGGCTCGATTAAATGAAACAGCCACAACCCTCTTCTTTGATCGTCTCCATAAGGTTGACAAATTCTCTGTAATGACAAACTTAATCCAGCTTTATTCATAAGCTCGTATAATTCGTTATATCTTAAATCTCTATTTTTAGCGTGATAAGTCCAAATATCTTGTACTTTAAAATCATAGATAGGGTAAACATTATAAACCGTGTCCGTTACTTTTGTTGTATATTGCTTATCATCTTTTTTAACTTTGCTTGTGCTGGCAATAGTTCTAAATCTGTTCAGGCTTTCATCTGTTCGGATTCCAACTAAGCACGCACACTCTTTTCCTTCTGCATACCATTCGCCAAATAAAGGAACAAAATCTTCAAACTCCATGTTATATTTAAAGAATGGAAAAAAATTAATGTCTGTGATTGCATTTTTATATGGTTCTCTTATCCAATCGTCTTTTTTCTTTTCATCCCAACAAGTCCATTGTGGCTCATATACTGATACTGCATTTCTAAGACTCAAAGGAAGACACACCCAATGAACCTCTAAAACATCTTTGTATATTTCCATCATTTCTTCAGCGTGATTTATTGTTAATTTGTATTGACCTTCTAAATCCACTAATAATAAACCAATTTTTCTATTTCTTCGTCTTGCTTCAAGTGCTACCATATGTAGCATTACTGTACTATCTTTTCCAGCACTAAAACTTAAATATATTTTTTCGAAATTATCAAAAGTCCAATTAACTCTTTCTTCTGCTGCTTCGTTTACGTTCTTGCCTATAAATATTTTTCCCATAATGACCCCTTCATTATTTGAGTGGCTCTCCACTCTTTTAAAACTCTTCTTGCTGTTTCGTTTGCTAACTCTTTATCTACATCATCTACAAACCACCAAGCGTTACGCGTAACAAAAGCTGGTGTTTTATTTGCCATACAGCAAGCACTTTGACCTATATAAGCAATTTTATTTATTGAATTATCTGTTAAATTTTGCTCACAACTATAAACCCATTCACGCACTACTTTTTTAGCATATTTATAAAATTCTTCTTGATTAGAGAGTAACTCTACACTTTTTTCTATATGTTCTTTGCTATCAATGCAGCTTAGGTCATAAAATCCGTATTTATAATCCTCCCACTTGCTAAAGTGGTGGAATATTTGATTAATTTTCATTTTCCGGTTCTTCTTCAAAAGTTTCTGCTTCCCACGCTTCTGTAAACTCTGAATCTTGAAATGCTTCCAAGAGTCCTGTAATTTGTGAAAGTCTTAATACTTCATCTTGATCCATTCCTAACTCTTTAGCTATTTTTTTATCACTCCAATTACGCTTATGTAAATCCATAACAATATCAGCCATTGCTTCAACTCTATGTTTTCCTCTTGCTCTATTGTGTCTAATTGTAGATGCTACTCTATCATTTTTGCCTTCTCTATCTTCAAGAAGTGCAACTATTGGTAAATAACCATGTATTCGCGATTGAATATCTAAACATTCTTTTCCTACTCTATGGCGATGGAATCCATCAATAACTTCATTTTCTACAACGTCCGAATGTGACCAAGTTACAATTGGTTGTGTAAATCCATCACTAGCAATTGAATGTCTTAATAGTTCCATTTCTGGAGGTGCTACACTATTTGGATTGTATTCGTTTGCCCCTACAGTATCATTCTTAACCCATTTTACATAGTCTACTGGTTCACTTTTAAATGGACTAATTTCATGTATTGCTTCTCTTATCATATTTATACAGTCTATCTTTTCATCAAGCTCTGCTCTCTCCATTACCTTAACCATTGCTTTTACTTGTATTCTTAACGTCTCTATCATCTTAACTCCCTTTTGATTTGTTATATTGAATTATACAATCATCAATCTTAAATATTTTCGCAAATCGCGGACTCGTTGGGTGTTTGCAGGTCATCGATTGACTGGACTCGTAAGCTGCATAGGTCTGTTCCGAGAAAGTTGGTTTTCTCGGTGCAGGTGGGGCAGTTATAATACTTTTTTGGTTTTTCTTTTGCCATTAGATTTTATCTAACCATTGAGTTTGGATTTCTTTACTTATTCGATACATTGCTAAAGGTGGTACACTCATTCCACATACATATTTAGGGTTTTGTTCTAAAAAGTCATAGTCTAAACTCCAAGAACTACCTCTAAGAACTTCTAGCCTATTTAAGCATCTGTATTCTTCGTAATGATATGCTCCTCCACCACCTCTTATATGTGCCGTTATTGTTCCTAAAACTTTTTCTTTATTAATTTTATAGTAATCGAAGAACTTTTTTACTCCGTCCATTCTATACGTTGCCTTGCTGAAATATTCTCCCGGCTTTGAGTTTTGCCAATATTTGTATTCTGCTTTGTGGTTTTTAACTATTCCTATTTTATCGCTTAAATCTTCAATATTTTTAAACGGGATATGATTTGAGTCTATCCCTATTTTTATCATAGGTTCAGTTCCAAAAATATCAGCAGTCGGTACATCTATGTCATTTCTTACTGCAAAGAAAAACACTCTCTTTCTTCTCTGTGGCACTCCTAAGTCAGCACAATTTATTAATTGATGACATATTCTATAGCCTATTTTGTCAAACTGTGAGTATATTTGTTCTACATACCATTTGTTCTTTTCTTGTAGTAAACCTTTTACATTTTCAAATACACAAATTTTAGGTTTTATTTTGTCAACTAAAGCAATAGTTTCAAAAGCTAAATCATCTAAGGTTTGTTTTGCTTGACCCTCTCTAAATTTTACCTCTTTACCTTTTTTATCATCAGCTTTTGCATTAGAAGTTGAAAACAAACTACAAGGAAACGAAGCATCTAAAATATCTAACTCAAATAATTCTTTTGGTAAATCTTCCCTGGTCCTAAAAGTTCTAATATCTTCTAAATAACTAAACTTAGGCTTTAAATTATGTTGATATATTTCCATTTGTCTTGGATCAATTTCATTATTACCAATTACATCATAACCAGCCATTTTGTAACCTTGACTACTTCCTCCACCACCTGCAAAACAACTAAATACTTTATATCCATTTTTCTCAACTTTTTCTAAATCTTTTAAATTCCATTTGTAATTAAATTCCATTTCTCTATCTCCTTAAAATATATCCGGTATATCTACATCTTTTACCGGTGCATCATCTATTATATTATTTGTGTTTTCTACATAGTTATATGTAGTTTTTTCTGGTTCTTTATTGCTATTATACCCACCAATAAAACCGCTTAAAGGATTAGGTATTGAATTGTCAGATACATCACGAATCGCACATTTGCCCTCTAATCCTTGATTATCTTTTATAATCGATAACTTAATTTTATTTCTTTTTGATTCATCAATAACAACTTCCCCAGACTTTTCATTTCTAATATAATACTTTCCGATACTCCAACCTAATCTTGCACTATCACTAATTGTTGAAGCTCCCCTTGATGCTCCACTTTCTCCACTCTTTGAACTATGATGTAATACTAATAAAACCGCTTCTGTTTTAACTGCCATATCTACGAATACATCTCTTACTAAAACGTCCATATCATCATTTGAATTTTCACTTAATGAATGAAATCTTTTTAGAGGATCAATAATAATAAATCCTACGTTTTGACTTTTTGAGAATTCTATTACTTCATTTATATAAATATTTTCTACTTGATAGCCATCTCTTGAAGTTTTCGCCCACTTGATACGGTCGTCATTTTCAACTGTTATGAAATGTACACGGTTTATAATATCGTTGCTGTCTATATTTTCCCCTCGACAAATCATTTCTAATCGTGAAGTAATATCGTCTTTTCCATCTTCTGTAAAAAAAGCTAATCCTGTTTTGTTAGGATTAACTGATAAATACATAATCATACTTTTTAAAGCAATTGCAGATTTTCCCGAACCACCTCGCCCAGTTAGAATGTTATATGCTCCTTTGATGAAAGGTATATAATTAAGTCCTACTACTTCAAGATTCAAGCCTTTAATCTCTCTAATGTTTTTAGGTGCGAATAATTTAGTAGTTTTATATTCTCCTTGAATTTCTTTTAAAATGGTTTTCTTTTCTTTTATATCGCTTTCTAATTTGTCTATTAGTATTTGTTTTCTATTTTCCATTAACTCCACCCTCCTTTTGATGCAAAATACTTTTCTGTTGTTTCAAAACTAATAATTGAATTAAAAACATTCATATTTGGGGAGTATCTCCAATGTTGTATTATCTTACTTGGGAAGTGAGACCATTTAGGAAACTCTTTTTTATCTCTTAGTAAAAACTCTATTGCCATTCCTATTCCAGCACTTCTACTTACTCCAGCTTCGCAATTAACAAGAAACTCTTTGTTTCTATTTTTATATATAAAATCATATATCTCTTTTGCTTGAGTAATATGAATAGGACAATATTTTCCATCTTCTTCTTCCACGTCCCAAAACTTCATAAATAATTCACTATCAAAATGATTATTAGTTTTAATAAAAGGCTTTTTCGGGTCGCTTATAGATATAAATGCTAATTCTTTTGGGAATGTGTTCACATAGTCATGTTCTATTTTTTTATTCCATGGCTCTGATTGAATCTCTTCTCTTCCAATGACTGCATATATATTGTTTTCTCTATTTATTCCTACATAATCTCTATCTTCCATTTGCTAACCTTTCCATGTATTGTATTTTCATTTCTTCATAATATTTTTTTGCAACGCTCATTGGTATTGGTTTTGATGTTGTAATATTTGAATAAGCTTGTTGATATTTTATTTTAACATCTCGTACCCATGCACTTAATTTTATTTCTAATAAGCTAGGGCTTCCGCTATGCTCTAATTCTTTCATAAGTCGCTCACAAATCAATTTATTAAAATCATTAGCGAAATACTTAGATTCCATCTTAAAAGGCTCTGTATTGAATCCTATGAGTTCTGGAGTATTTAGAAATGTTCCAAGTACTGTGCATTCTATTTTGTAAGTGTCTATGTGTTGAAGTATCATTAGTAAGATACCTCTGAAAATAATTGCCCATCTTTTACAAATTGATTATCTTTTAAATTATTTATAGAAACAATTTGATTTAAATATCCTTCGAATTTATTACCAAATAAAGTTTCAGGTCTTATGTAAATCTTATGCTCAGTATTTAACCAGTCATTGCATTTATTATCTATTACTTTTTTAAAATCTTCTATTGTAAATTTTTCATTCAATCTTGCTTTTATTAACTTCTTTGTTTCCTTAGAACTAAATCTATACTTTGTACTTGCTTTTAAATTTAAATAGTTAATTATTTCTTTTACAATATCAAAGGCTTCTTTTAAAGAAGATTCCTTTTTTACTTGTTCTTTCTCTTCTTCTTTCTCTTCTTCTTCCTTGTGGTTACCCTCGGAGGGTGTCGGTAAGGGTATAAAGTTGTCATCATAAACACCATAAAAGGGTTCTTTTACTTTAGTATTCTTTTGACTTTCTAAATATCCTTTAACAGATTTTTCAATAGAATGTTTTTGTGCATTCCATATATGTTTAAGTATCATATCTTTAAATACAACATCTTCTATTTTTATTCTAAGAAATTGAACATCTAAAATATTGTTCATAAATTCTAATTTTTGTTTATCGTTTAAGTCTTGATATACATCATCAAAAGACTTATAAAATGCGAATTGACTTCTCATTATCTGAATCTCCTCTTTATGTATTTGTTTCCATAGCTTCTGTTTTTTGATTCCTCATTTAAATAAAGTCTTGGATATTCTTCATGTTTGCACATAGTTAATATTAACTTTTCCATATACTCTCTCTGATTTATCATTTCTTCTATAGGGTCATATATTTTAATTAAAGGCTTAACTATAATTACTCCATCAATTATTACTTCAAATAGCCATGGAGAAATATCATCTTTATGTATTCTCATAATTTCTTTCGAACAATAGGTTTTAAGGTTGATTAGATTGTGTTCAGCTTCCCTAATCGTTGTTATCCTTAAACGAATGTTCTAATTAAGTAACTAGAACTTTCGGGGAGCTGAACACTCGTTTAAGTAGATTTAATTTCAATAACTTTAAATCTTTTTAACAATAAAATTATACCATAATAAATAATGGTTGAGTTAAAACTCTAAAGAATGTATACTTTTTAACCTATTGGACTCAAACCAATATCTCCCTCGTTAACACACGGGTGCATTTTATGCTAAGGCTATATACACTCTTTACAATTTTATAACAAAAGACACACCCAAAATACTAAACTTAATAAAACTGTCTTTTGCTATGTTGTATTATACAATCTTTATATTAATTTAAAGTTAATTATTGTATCTTTTTTGTATAAATATAAGTTGCGAATTGCACACGCTCTTTAAATCGGTTAAAAGATTTTGTTTGCTTTGTTTTAATGTCATAGCCTAATGCACGAAGTTTATATACTGTGTCGGCTAGTCGATATATACCTAAGTCGTTAAGTGCTTCTAATGGTGCTATCTTGCCTTTAGCTTTTAAATGTTCTAATAATCGCTTACTTTGTGGTGTCATTTTTGTCTCACTTCATTTAAAGCATATACTACTTCTGCATCTTCCCACCATCCGAAATCACATTCTTTTTTATAAGACTTTTTAGGAAATGTAAATACTCTAATTTTGTCTTCTTTTTTTCTAATTTCTATATAATGAAAGTGTCCGAATAAATCAACTGCTAAAGATTCATATCCTACGCTTCCTACATCTATAAAATTATTCCCTTTGTGGTCGCCTGTTATTCTTAAACTGTCTTTGCTATTTAATTTTAAATTCATTTTACGCCTCTTAATTCTTGAAATTGTTGAAACGATAACCGCGAATTGTAAGCTAAGTAATCGTTATACATTTTAGTTTGTTCCTTTATTTTAAAGTCGCTGTAAGTCATTCTAAAATATCCCCTTTCTTTAATATTACCGAGCTTATCGAATGTTCAAAACTTGAATTATGTCCTTTTAGTTCTTTTTTAGTTGATCCAATTCTTTTATAATCGCAAATTAATTCTTTCGTCATAAACTCATACGCTTTAAATTGTCCTGTAGAGAATGGAATTAAATGTATGTTTGATAATTCCTCGGCTAATTGTATTTCGTTCTTCCAATATCTCCTAAGCCGATTTGTTACCTTGATTCTACTTCTTAAAATCTTTTTAGCTTCTTGGTTCTCTTGCTCGATTATATGTCTTGGTTTATTTCTGACTTGCATTTTGTTTCCTTTTTAATTGTTTATAAATGTTTCTAATGTTTTTATATTTTTTGTAATTCACATTATAATTACCGCCTAAATTGTCAATATAAGAAGACATATTTCCATAACTATTATCTGTCAATATACACAATTCTTTTATTAATTCAACTCTATCATCGTAATCTTTTACATATTTAATAACACTTTCTAATAATTTAAAATAATACTGTTCATACTTCATAAAACCTTTTGACGGTGTGCCTTTACCTAAAATCATACATAGTCTAAATAATTCTTTTTGACTGTCCTGACACTTCATTAAAGAAAAGAAATTATTATTTTTACCTACCTTTTGGGATTCTCTTCTCCAATTAATTTTAACTTTCTCTTTGTAAGTTCCTAAAAGCTTTTCTTTTAAATCATTTAAAGTGTTTATTCTTCTATTCCCACAAGTGTTCGCATCTTTGTTTACTTCTTTTATTGCTTCGTCTACTTTCTCAATAGTAATAATATTTGTCTTTATAGGGTAGCAGCTTCCTGCATAAGCTTTAAAAGTTACTTTCTCTAATTTAATATTATATTTTGCACATACTTGATTAAAAATTGTTCTATCAAGTTGCGACAATTTCAAACTTGGGATATCTTCTTTTTTATAAATCATTTTACACTCTTTACATTTTAATTTTTTTAGTGTATAATTCTCAACACTAATTTATTTAGTTGCTAATTTATCTATCTTTCAAAATAAACACTCTCAACTTAACTCCTTAACTTTCTTTGTGAGTGTTTAACCTTTCTATTTCTTCTAGCATATATTGACACACTTCAAACACGGCTCTTATGTCCTCACGGCTTCTTGTTCCATAAATAGAGATATCATCCTTACTAATATTGGCAGAGCATCCGCCCTCGTCAAACTTTATAAATAACTCGTAACCATTTCTTTTAGCGTAATCCACGCTCTTTTCAAAAGCCAACTCATAAACATTAATATATGAACCAGTACCCTCACTATTCTTATATACAATCTCGTTAGGCTTACATTTAGTTGCACCTAATATATATACTTCTTTACCCATTACCTCTGCGAATAACTCTTTACTGATTATCTCTACCATCTTTAACTCCTTTTTATTTATATTAGAATTGTACAATAGTATTCCTTAAAGAATAATAAACAGATATAATATAACAATAATATAGTTTATTCGATTCTTTTCGTTAGTTTATCTTGTTTTAAGTTTAATCCTTGTACAATTAGGAACTTTAAAAGTTAAGGAGAACTATATGAGTAATGAAGATAATTTGAAGCTATGGGATAAAGTTAAAGTAACCGACCCTAAGTTTCTTAAAAATGTAAAGAGCGGTGGTCGTAACTATTCGGCTATTGATGCTTATTATCAAATGGAAACAGCTACTAAAGAATTTGGTAGCTATGGTAGCACTTGGGGTTTAAAGAATATAGAAACTAGCTTTTTAACAGTTGGTAATGATACTCTTGCAAATTTAAAAGCAACTTTCTTTTATCCAAGCGGAACTTTTGAAATTATAAACAGCGTAAAGGCAGTATATAAAACAAATGGATTTAAAGGTAAAGAGGGGTATATGAAAGCCGATGAAGACTGGGCGAAAAAGATAGAAACAAATACTATCTCAAAAGCACTTTCAAAACTTGGGTTTAATGCAGATGTTTTTATGGGTAAATTTGAAGATAACGACTATGTACAAGAATTAAATTATATTCATGCAGAAGTAAGCGGTGCAATAATAGATACAGAAAAAATATCTGAACTTATGGTGCATCTTAAAAAGCAAGGTATAGCAGTACAAACAGTTGTTACACAATATAGAGTAAATCACTTAGGACAATTAACAGAATCACAATATAACGAAATTAAGGGGCATTAGATGATAAATTTAGAAACAGGCGAGTTTATAGAAGTAGAAGTTGTAGAGGAAAATTTACCAGCAGATATTAATATCGAACCAGTAGTAAATTATAATCCTATTGAGATAGACTTTAATTATGAAACACTAAAAGAAGTTATGACAAATGGACTAGAAGCTTATAAAATAGAAGTTACCTATGACAACATTAAAGAAGCTAATAAGATGGCTACAAAGCTTAATAAATTAGGAAGCTCAATCAAAAGAGCTAGAATAGATAATAAAAAAGAAATGTTAGCACCTATTACAGATTTTGAAGTTAAAATGAATGACCTTGAAGATACTGCAAAAAAAGGAAGATTATTTATATTAGACCAAGTAAAAGTATTCAATGACGAGTTAGTGAAAATTTGTGAATTAGAATGCAACAAACTACTTGTTTTAAAATATGAAGAAAAAGAAGTTAATGAAGAGTTTCAAACTTTAAACATTTCAGATATTTTTATTGCTTCAAATATTAATCCATCAATGAAACTTACAAAAAAAGCAAAAGATACAATCGAATCAAGAGTTAATATTCAATTATCACTACAAACTAATAAAAAGATGCGATTAGTTATGTTAGAAAATGAATGTTTAAAAGCAGGTTTAAAAGTTCTATTAAAAGAAAGTGATGTTTCACACTTCATACTTGAAAGTGATTTAAAATATAATGAACAACTTACAAATATTATAAATAGAGAGTTAGAAAAACAAGCACAAATAGAAAAAGGTATCGAGCAAGAAAGAATTAGAAAAGAAGAATTTGAAAAACAACAAAAAGAAATCGAAGTACGAAGAATCGAGCAAGAAGAACTTGAAGAGTTAGAAAAACAAGCACAAATAGAAATCAAAGAAGTTGAAAAAGTACAAGCTATTGAAAAAGAAACCGGTGTTAGAATTGTTAAATATATCGCAACTTTTGAAATGGAAGTACCATTAACGACAACTAACGAAGCAATTAAAAATAAATATGATTCAAAGATGCAAGAATTTTCAAAAACTTTTCAAGAATCGGAGATAAGATAATGAATATGCTAGTCCTAGAATTTAAATGTGATGCTTCAATATCATCGGTTGATAAAATAGACGCAAGATTGAAAATTGCACTTGCTGGAATCGATGAAGATGAATTAATAGACGAAATACTTGACAATGTAAGCATTGAAAAAATATTAAAAAATATTGATCCTATTGCTTTAGTAAAAGAAATTGATAGAAAGATAGAAGAAAAGAAATGCTCTTAGGTTTTAAAATGCTTCCTAATGGTTTATTAGAGCCTGATGATGAAGCCAAAAAGAAACTAAAAAAGATTGCGAATAATGATAGCTTCTTAATGGAATACAAGCCTAAAAGAAATTATCAGTTTCATAAAAAGATGTTTGCAATGTTGAAAGTTGTATATCAGAATCAAGACAAGTACAGCAATATGGAAGATTTAAGAACAGAATTAAAGTTAAAATGTGGTTGGTATTCTGAGCATATAACACAAAAACAAGGAATTATCTATATACCGAAAAGTATGGATTTTTCAACAATGGATGCTATAGAATTTGAAGATATTTATCAAAAGTTTATCGATGTAGCATTAAGGGACTTTGTATCTGTATCTAATGAGCAGTTACAAATGGAAATAGTAAGATTTAGTTAAAGGATTAGATTATGAGCGTAGATTATAATAGTGTAGCAGGTTATGGAATTAAGGTTAGTGGAAATTTAACAGATAAAGCTATAGAAATTTTAGAAAATAAAAACGAAGATGATATGGAAGATTTTTTATACGATTTAGTAGGCTCAGAGGGATATGCTTCTACGGGGAATCATTTTAGTGGAAATATAGAATATGTTATATTAGTCGAAGACCCTCTTAATGAAGATGGAAGACTAGCCAGATTTAAGCAGATGCTAGAGTTAAAAAAAGATATGTTTGAAGACATAACTATTAAATGGATAAATGAAATATGTGTTTGGTAGATGATTGAAAAAATAACAAAAAATAGTTACGAGTTCCTCAAGTATTTCAAACTACGAGGGGAATCAGGAATGTATAAAATCAAGGTTTTTGATTAAAGGAGAGAAGATGAATAATTATGAAAAGGTCGCGTTATGGTTTATCGTAGGGTTTCACGTTGTGGAAGTTTTAATAGAAGTTTTAAAATGAGTTTAGGAATAAGCAAAGCAGACCAAACGAAAAAGAATAAAGAGCCACGTAGAAAAAAGTGTAAAGAATGCGGTCAACTTTTCGTACCTACTCGAGAGATGCAACCATGTTGCGATTATGCGTGTGAAGTTATGTATATTGATAAGAACTTAGATACTTTAGTTAATGATGGCAAAAAGAGAACAATAAAAGAACAAAATAAAAAGCTAAAAGATTTTAAAGATAAAGATAAGTCTTTTCAAATGGGTAAAGCTCAACAAGTATTTAATAAATTTGTTAGATTAAGAGATATAAACGAACCTTGTATATCATGTGATTATATTTGGAATGAAAATAATCATCAAAGACAAGCTCACGCTTCACATTTTATGAGTGTAGGGAAAGCTAAAGGATTACGCTTTAATGAAGATAACGTACATAAAAGTTGTCAGCAATGCAATACACATCTATCGGGAAATTTAGTCGAATATCGTCCTAGATTGATTAATAAGATAGGTTTAGAAAAGGTCGAGGAGTTGGAACTACTTTCTAAAAGTAAAGAGCCAAAAAAATATAGTGTAGAAGATTATAAAAATATAATCCATACTTACAATTTAAAAATAAAGGAATTAGAAAGTGAATAGTTTAAATATTATAGGTAGAATTGGAAAAGAAATAGAGTTGAAATATCTTGCAAGTGGTTCAGCAGTTGCAAATTTCAGTATTGCAGTTAACCAAGATTACAAAGATAAAAACACAAATGAGAAAGTTGAAAAGACTTCATGGTTCGATGTAACAGCATTTGGAAATACGGCTGAAAATGTAAACACTTTTTTTAATAAGGGTTCGATGATTGGAATTAGTGGGGAGCTTGAGCAGCAACAATGGAAAACAGATAGCGGAGAAAATAGAAGCAGAGTAATAATCAAATTACAAAACTTTACTTTTATAGATAAGAAACAAGATAATCAGCAAGATAGTCAACAACAGCAAAACTATAACGCTCCACAACAACAACAAAATCAAGGCGGTAATAATTATAATCAGCCACAACAGCAACAACAAAATTATAATAACAATCAACAACAGCAACAATATAACCAACCAAATCAGCAACAACAGCAACAGAATAGCGGTGGTTATAATAATCATCAAAATGCCTGACGATATACCAGTAATTGATATTGACCCCAACGAGATACCTTTTTAACATAAATTAAGAATTAAAATTGTATAATTGAACTAATAAAATAAAAAGGTATAAAATGAAAGATAAGGAAAATAAAGAAGTTGAACCGTTAATTACGTTCAACATAGGAATAGACAAAAAGTTTAAAAAAGAAGTTACCGATTATCTCAAAGGGATAAAAGGTATTTCTTTGAGTATGTTAGCTGCGGATGGATTAGAAAAAGAATTTAAAGAGTTAAAAGCTAATTTAGGTTCTTTTAAATCTCTTAGAAATGATGATTTTATTTATGCTCAAACAAATATTTGCTTAGATAAAACATTGAAAAAAGAAGTGAGCGAATATTTAAAAGAGTTTACAGGTGTTTCATTAAGTGACTTAGCAGAAACTGGATTAAGAAAAGAATTTGAATTGTTAAAATCAAACAATGGAATTCATAAAGCTAAAAACGAAAGATTGCTTAATAAAGATTTAGAAAACTTTGAAAAATCAAATGATAATTTAATGAATGTTGCAATCAAATTTGCAGATATTGGCGAAAAGGTTACGACTTCAAATATCGTTGTTCTTGGAAAAGAAGCATTGAGATTTAAAACTGCAGCGGATGGATTAGAAAAAAAGCTGAAAATTGCTTTTGAGGGAAGTCTAGTTGCTAATAAAAAAGAAACTAAACTTGACAAAGCTAAAAAGAATTTAATTATCGTGGCTAGATGCTTATCAAATATTGATAAAGATATTTCAGCGGTTACTATTGTAGAACTTAGCAAAGATGCGGTTAAATTTAACAAAGCTTATGTTTTGGCGAAAGGGGTTTAGGGATGAATGAATGGAACAAAGAAAGTTTATACAGCTATAAAGATAACGTGACATTCGGGTGTTGTGAATATCGATATGCTGGGGAGGACGAAACGAATTCGTCGCATAATCCTTTTTACTCTTTTGAATCAAATGAATTCAGTACATGGGTTAGAATGACGGAATTTGAAAGTTTGATTTTTGAAAAAACTTTTAATGCAAATTCAAATGAAGCACTTATAGAAATGCTTAGATTTTCATTTGTTGGTCAAATAAAATATTTTATTAATGATTTAAGACTATTTAGTATTGAATGGAAAGGTGGAGTGCCTTGTGAATTCAAATGTGAGAATTCAACAACATTTCTTTTACACAGTAAACTTAAAATTACAAAGAAATATTACGACTTATAGGCTATAATACAAACGATATATCAAAACAAAGGAAAAGAATGAGAGAATTAAAAGGTGCTTACGATTGGATTAATAAAAATCCAGTTGTTTCAATGATAGTGTTAATTTTGATACTAAGTTTTTCAGTAACACAATTTTTTAATATTGTGAAAATTGAACCAAAACAAGAGGTTGTAAGTGGCGAGTTAAAAGTTGAGTTAGATAAACTTGATAATAATATTAGTGATAAACTTGTGCCTAAAGTATTAGATATTAATACCTCTAAAACGAGTTCATGTAGTCCACAACAAGCTAAAATCGTGTTAAGCGATAGTCAACTTGCTAAAACTATGAATTTGCTTGTGATTGATTTAAACAACTTTAATTTAAAAACAGTCAAAGAGGTTACGGGATATTTTACAAAAGAACAATTAGTTTGCGTTAAGCGTGATTTAATTCCATCATCAAAGGGAACTACACAATATTATATTTCTATATGTGAGCCTAAAGATAAATTAAATTATAATAAAATGGCTTTTGGTAATAAAGAAAAGTTTATAGTAGTTAAAAAGAAAGAATAGGCTATAATTATCACATGGAATTTAACGTGTGCCACAAAGTTGAAAAGGGAAGATAAATATATCTTCCCTTTTTTATTGCCCTATGTAGGCTTTTTTATCGTAGACTAAGCCGATTGTACCATTTTGATTAATAAAGGCTATGTGTTCGCTTATATACGCGATATATCCTATTAATACAACTATCACTATTAAAAGAAATGTAACTAAATGTTTTTTAAACTTTTCTAACATATTTCTAACCTTGCTTCCCATCCGTTCTTATTAAAAGCTAACTTAGGATTATTTTCAATTACTTCATCATAATGTTTTAACATAGCATCGTTAAATTCTTTTAATACAAAATATTCACTTTCTGAATTGATAGCGTCTAGTGTTATTTGTCCGATAATTCCGTCATCATCTTCTCCTACGATTCTTTGTATGTATTTAACCGCATCAATGTCTACATTTACAATCGCTAATAAAAGTTTGTTTGCGATAGCTTGTGAATGAATTTGACCTAGTTTGTGTTTAATCCAATACTTTTGTTTAAAAGCTGTGAATACTTGGCTTTGTGTTGGAACGTCCCAGTATAAACATTGTGAAGTTTTTTTAATATCTCTTCTATTCATTTCGTAAACGCGAGTAATGAACGACCAATCAATCGCCTTAGGATGCCATTTAGAATATATTCCTCCAAGGGTAAATCCGTCCTCTTCTTTGTTTATATGCAAGAAGTTGTTAGGATTGTTAGAATATTCTGCTTTCACTAATAGTTTATATGCTTCTTCAAAACTAGGCATTCACTTTCCTTTCATTTGTTGGATATGTACATCTTTGTCTTTTGATCCTATGGAGCTACCAAAGAAAAAGTTTATAACTGCTTGTCTCTCTGTAAAAAGCTTTCCTATTGCGATTCCTATAATATTACTCGCTATTGCCATTAAGGGGGCATTATCTTTAAATAAATCAATTATAAAAAGATTACTTATTACTAATAAAAATATAATAGGTAAATTCCATTTAATCACGCTGGATGCTATTTTGTCAGCCATTGTATGCGATTGTCTATAAGTTTCGTGAGAAGTTTTAAATTTCTCTTGCTCTAGTTTTAACATTTCAAAATCAAGCTTTAATATCTCTATTTTAGAATCATTTATTAATTGAACTTCTTCAATTGTTAAGGCTTTTTTACCATCTAATTTAAGTCCGGTTACTTTTTCAATTCCTTTTTTAACCAGGTCTTCTCCATTGTTTGAAATTAAATCTTTGAATATTTCAATCCCTGCTGTTGCTAATAATGTTGCTATCATAACTATTTACCTCTCAATTCTTTGAGCCACTTGTAACCCTCTTCTAAATAAGGAACAACTTCGGGAAATATTAAAGTACCAATTACACCAATTGCAATCCAGTAACCTTTATAATAAAGAGTTTGCTTATCTACTTTAGAATTAAGCTCATAGTGTGAATTCATCACTTTTATATTTTGTTCGGAAACTTTAGTAAATTTTGTAACGTAATCAATATCATTTTTTAATATTTCTTTACCTAATAATACGATTTCTAAAGATGCTTTTATGGAGTCATTAATATTATTATCAATAATCTTATCCTCTTCGTTTTCCCTTTGAATTTCTTCAATAGCTTCTTTTTCTTTGACTTTTTCGATTTCTTCATCGACAATATCTTCTAAGTCGTTAGATACCAAATCCTCGACATCTTCTTCTATTATCTTTTCTATCGTTTCCAAAGGCTCGATAATTACATCTTTTGTTTGTACTTGTAGTTCTTTATTTCCTATTTTTTCTAAATCTTTTAAAGGTGGCATTTTTTCTCCTATGCTATTATGAATGTTTCAACTTTTGGAATATTTAATAAAAATTCTTCCTTTGTTGGTAGTGTTGGCTTTTTTGTTTCGTCTATAAAATATTGAACTACAGAATCTCGCCAATTAATAAACATCACCGCTTCGTTGTTCCACTCTGTATTTAGTGAGTCTTTGTAAGAAATTGCTCTTTCTATTGAAACATAGCCCCATTCGTTAGAATTCTTTTTAAATAAAGATTCTGTGTGATTTTCAAAAGCTTCTATTATATTTCTTTTTGTTTCTTCTTCTATGCACTCAGGTTCAGGAGTGTTATTTTTTAACCACTCTTGAACATTTTCATTTTTATTGTCTGTTAAGACACCATTGATAGATACGTTTTTACCATTTTCGTGGTTAATTGTATATCCATTTTTTTGTAGTTTTATATTCTTAATCATCTTATAACTCCGTCTCTATTTCAATTTGTGCTGTTGCGTCAGTTTTGTTTTTAAGAACGTAGATTTCATCCGCTATTAGTCCACTAGCAACAGTCACAGATACCATTATTGTAGACGTTGAGGAACGTCCACTAAAAGAAATTGCAGTTACATCAATTGAACTACCATTTCCTATTAATGAAAAGTTTCCTATTGAACTTACTGATGTTGGTATTATCCTTGCATCAACATTTGTATTAAGCTTTATTTGACAGGCTGTAGTATTAAGTGCATATCCACTACCATGTTCTAGTTCAGCTATTCCTATCTTACTTATATATGGTAAATATCTTTTACATAATATCAGTTCTAAAGCATCCTCTCTTTCTTCTAATGGGTTTGCTACTGCACCGTCTCCTAGCTTTACATCTGTAAATACTATTGTACCAGTTGTATTTTGAGGAAATTTAAATCTTACCGTAGTAAAAGGGTCTGCCGAAATGTCTCCAAATGTTGCTGTTTGAGACAATTCTTGAATAGTGGCATCAAGGTTTCTCACTACAGAATTAGACCCAATGTCTGTATTTATTGAAAACACACCATCACTCTGTATTTTAAAAGAAAAAACTACTGTTTTTCCAGCTAATGCTTTAGTATTCTCTATTCTTTGCACTATTGAATAAACTCCATTATTTGCTGACGTTCCTATATTAACAGACATAGCATCTTTGAAACCTAATGTAGTTCTTGTAACGGTTACTGCTGTCTGTGCAAATCCTTCACTTCGCCATCTATCTGCTAGGTAATTATTTACTACTCCACTTTCATCAAAGCTTTCACCTCTTCGCCATATTTTAGGCACTCCATTAAAAAGATAATTTACTGCACCACTTGACATATTGTCTATTTCTGTTTTCGTATACCCTAAAGATTCCAACCAGTCAGAATTAGTCAAGGATGGCTCTGAAAGTGTAACATCTGCTAAGTTTACATTTAACGTCCATATTGAACCGTTATGATTAACACTTGAAGGAATATTTAAAGCACCTGTTAAATTACTCCATAATCCTTTATTGTTTGCTGCTCCATTTGCAATAAGTGCCGAATCTTCAGCAACTATCCTGTTCTCTTCTACTTGTATTGAAGAGGTGTTTATTTGTTCTGATACGGTATTAGTTTCGATTGATACATCATTTCTTTGACCGATTATCGCTTGCTCTTCTGATAAGTAAGTATTTCTATCGCTGTCAAAAGTTGCTGGACTCGTGACACTATTCGGAGTTACCGATGGTTCGCTTATTACCGTGGTTATCTGTTCTGCTAGCATTATAAAATTCCTTTTATTGTTAAGTTTATTACTGATTTAGATGGATTACTTAAGCCTATGTTGAAAGTTTCCCAAAATCCGAAATTTAAAAGATTTTCCGTATTAGACGTTGAAGATTCGTCCATAATGAAAAGTATTGGTATTGCGTCTAATTCCTGCATTTTTCGTCTTAGTTCTGGAATAAAGTTAGTTGCTATTAAAACCTCGTGAGTATCTAAGTTTACACTATCCACTTGCACTAATGTATCTTTCCCGAATTCATCTGTAGATTTTCTACTATAAGATTCTAATCCAAGACTACTATTATATAATGTTTCTCCGATTGTGTAGTTTCTTCCATGTATTAACCTCCCACAACCTGCATTTCCTCCAGTATTATTTATTGTTATGCTTAAAATTCCGTTTGGCACAAAAGGTAAGTTTTCAAGGTATATTGATGGTTTAAAAGAGAAAGGTTCGAACCAGTACGAAGTTTCTCCGGAAACATCACGGGCATCAATTAGATTTATAGTTACATTATATACTGGTATTCCGCCTGATGTAAGCTCTAAGATTACTTCTGTTCCGATTACTTCTAAAAGCGAAATAGTATTATAGTTTAAGCTATCTATAGTAATTTCTATACTATCTGTATTTAAAGTTTGTGTCCCTGTTTCTCCATCAAGCATCGCATAATAATTTGTTGGATCCCATAGAGTCCAATCCGCAAATTGCGTATCTGCTTCAATAGATGGTCTGTCTGTTGTGTTAGTGCCATTATCTCCTGCATATTTATAAATATAGTGACCGTCTCTTATCTCGTCTCCATAATTAAAAACTGAACCAACTAACCATTCTGTTTCATCTTCTGTAAAGTTAGCAGTTAAATAGTCGGTTATTTCGTTAGGGCATATTTTAGCCATTATGCTACCAACTCTACGGGCATAATTGTACCTTTTTGAGTGAGTCTACTAAATAAAGAATATAGATTTTGTTGTTCTTTTAAAACTTGACTCATTACTTGCTCCATTCCATTATTATTAGATGTTTTCGTTGTGCTAGTATACCCACCTTGTGCGAAACCTTTGCTTTTTCTTGCAGATTCTAAAGCGTTAAATATTTGAGGTTGACTATCCACCATCCATTTTGGTGCAACGTATTCGCCCTCGTGAACGATTCCAGCTTGTTTAAATCCGCTAGAGTCTTTTTGACCTTGACCGTTTCCAGTAAATCCACCTGCTGCGAATCCTGTATCCGAACCAGTCAAATCTATTTTCCCGTAACTGTGCGTTACCCCTGCAAAACTTCTTACAAATGAGGTAACAGGAGAACCTATTGAATTTAATGTGGTATAGGGGATAGTACTATATTGTGCTGTTTCTCCTGTTACTCCGTATCCTTGTCTATTTGTAGTGGAATTTTTTGCTGTTTTAGACTCTATGCCAATATTTGATATAGCAAGGTTGGAAATATTTCCATCTAAACCAGTTGCAACTTGTAGGCTTCCTAGTGCATTTCCGATACTATTTAAGCTAATTCCACCATCTGTTCCCATCATGTTCATTAAATTAGTAGATACCGAGTTAGTTTGCCCTGCTCCTAGTAGCATTTCATTTTTTGCATTTACATCTGTTGCAACTCCTGCAATGGTTGCTTTTTCTTCATCACTTAATATTCCATCCGCGAAAGCTTGGTTAATTGATTGTAAAAAGTTATTCATACTATCAAGAACGCTCACAGTTTGCCCTGCTGTTGTTTCAAAACCCGATGATTGTCTGTTAAATGTACTTTGTGCGAATTCTAAATCTCTTGCACTTGAAAAGTTTGAAGTTTGAAGAAAGTCTGTAGATGAACCGATAAAAGCATCGTAAGCACTTTTAAACTCGTTACCAATAGAAACACTTAACGGGTTATCTTTTAACTCGTCTTGTACTGCTAAAACATCACTTAAAGCTTCTTGATATGATTTTGTTCTTCCTGCTCCTGCAGATACGATTGATTCTAAAGAACTTATATTATTACTTAGTGAATTTATAAAGTTGTTTTCGAATCTAAAGATAAATTTATCAAGTGCTTTTGTTGCTTGATTTGTTGAATAATCTACATTATTTGCACTTTCATTAAAATCATTAAAAGAATCAGTTATATTTGTAATGTTGTCATTTGTCGAATCATCATCTTTAAATAACACATCGTTAAAATCGCTTATTGAATCCGATGTGTCTTGAATTGCATCATCTACTTTGTAATAGTTATCTAGTACAGATTGTGTGAAGTCGGCTTGTTTTTGTATTTCATCTTGTAAATTAAAAGTATCGTCAGTACCACCAAAAGCATTTCCAAAGTCTGTTTTAGCAACCGAATCATCTACACTGTTTAAAATGTCTGAATATTTAGACTCAATATCTTTTAGTAGCTTATCTGTGAATTTTTGACCGCCCCCAATTGTAAACAAGTCGGTTGTTGCTTCTTTTAACTCCTGAATATTTTTATCTTTTTGCTTCTCTGCTTCTTTATTTAACGCGTCAATTTTAGCAACAGTGCTAGAAAAATCTTTATCTGTAAAAGTTATTTTAGTATCTATCGTTCCTATATTTACATTTGGAAGTCTATTTGCTAACTCAATAGCTTTATTTATCCACGAAATTGCGTCATTTGTAACATCCTTAAAACCATTCCCTATTATGTTAAAAACCGACTCAAATGCTTTTACCGAAGAAGATGCGAAGCTTGTCACAACCTCTGAAAGTCCATAAAATGCAACCTCCCCTAAGTTTTTAACTATCGTTAATTCATCCCCAAAAGCCTCAATAGAATCGTATAGATAACCAACTCCTCCAATCACAGATTTAATTACTTCGATTGTACTTTTTGCGAAATCTTCTGCTCCGTTTTTGGCATCATCAAAAGCAGTCGTTAAGCTTTCACTAAATGCTGAAACTATTGCTTTTAAATAATCGAATAATCCAGCATCTAATATCTCAGTAGTAAATATAGTCCAGCTATCTTTCATGTTAGATATCATTCCATTCCAAGTTTTAGATTGTTGAGCCATTGCCCCCTCATACTTAGAATTAAATATCGCTTCTAAAGTAGACTCTATTACTTCACTATTGTTTGCAACTATTGCTTCTCTTGCTTGTCCACTTGCGTTAGTCCATGAAAATCTAGTTTCTTCTGCACTTCTTGACGCTCTTATTCCGAACTCTTTAAGTCTTTCGTTTTCTCCAACTACGGCATCTGCAATCGCTTCTACTGCTTGTTGGATATCTTTACCCATAGCACTTGCAGTATCTCCAAGAGTTCTTAATAATCCATCTGTAGGATTTAAACCAAATGCTCGTAATGATACAAAAGATTGTGTAACTTTGTCTAGTTCGAAAGGTGTAGTTTTTGCGAAGTCTTGAATCCAAGCCATTGACTGCTCGGCTTTTTCTGAACTTCCCTCGATAGTTCTTAATACCGTGTTGAATTGTTCAAATTTTGCTGTTGTGATTACTGCTGAAGATGCAAGACTAGCTACAGAACTTACTAACTTATCAACTGTGATATATGCTAGTGCTGATATTGCTATAGTTTTAATTGAAGAAGATAATCCATTAGTTGATTTAGTTGTTTTTTTGGCTTGTTTTTCAAGTGCGTTAAATCTTTGTTCAAGAGATGAAACCTTATTAACTCCATTAATTCCGATATTAATATCTAAAACCGCCATGAATACCCCTTTTTATTAGAGGTATTATATCATAAATTATTTAATTGGTAAAGATGTTTATTTGAGGGTAACCTTTGGAAATCTTATTATCTCATTTTCGGTAACTCTCAAAAAAGATATTTGTTCATTATTAATAAATTTATTCCATGCCTTAACTATTAATTTGTGTTTTATATCTGTCTTTAGCTTTAGATTTTTATTAAGCTTATCATCTTCTAGTTTATTTCTAAGAACATAGCAAGGGTCTTTTTGAGATGCGAACAAGCCACCAAAAAGAGATTCAAAAAACAACTCAGCCATCCTTCTGTTTTCACTTTCAAAGATATGCCAGAAAAATCCAATTTCGGAAGTGGTAAGAAGTCTCTTTTTTTGATAGTATCTCATTGATACTCTTGCTATGTCCGTAAGTGTCTCATCATTTCTTTTCGCAAATTCTAAAATCTCGTCATTTGTTACCTTATATTCTTTTGCTCTTCTTGTTATTCCTTTTCCTTTAACCGATAGTATATACATCTTTATTAATTTTGCTTTTAGTGCATATCCCTCTATTTTATTTACATTAAGAACATCAAATGCACTTCTTGCAGAACCTGTATCAATCGTTCCAAAAGTATTGTCTTCTACATCCCAAACAATTATTGACTTTATTGAAACTCCTGTCTTCTCAACAGCTAATAGTCTATGTTGTCCATCCAGTAAAACTCCGCTTTCTGATACTATTATCGACTCTCCATTAAACTTAAACATCCCGTTTTCTAACTCATATACAAGTAAATCCAAATTATTTTTCTTTATTTTTCTATTGTTTGTATTCATATCTAATAATTTTGTTGCCATTTTCTTGTCTATTAATGTTGCCATGTCTTTTGTTATTCTCATCTTAACCCCTTTAATGTTTTGATATGAGAATTATACAGTACCTTTACTTAAATTAAAATAAAGGTTTGTTATTTAGTGGGTAAGTTTGTTATGTAGTTGGCAATCATTGTATGAAGTAGAGGTAAATAATTAGATGGTTTTAATCCCGTCCATTTTACCATGTCTTTTAAAGGTTGGTATTCATAGCCTACTGGCTTGTTTGCCATTGGCATATATTTGAAGTGTACCGACCTAAATAATCCCATAATTATATTTGCTTCAATATCTTTATCTTCAAAGGTTACTATATTACTAGTGCCTAAAATCTCCGCGTCCCTTTCATCAAAGAGAGCGGAATTTTTTCCCGTTGCTTGTTGTTCTGCCCATAATATAAGAGCAGTTACACGTTTCCCTTTTTTTCGATTATATCCTCTTGTATAAAATTCAGCATATAAGCATAAGACATTTGCTCACAAAGTTCATCAAGTCTTGCTTTTAATTCAGGAGAAACACACTCTATTGATTTAGAATATCTTGCTTTTGCTGCTTTTTCAGGAGTGTTTTCTTCTTGTAATTGTTCTGTAATTAATTTTATTGAATCTTCTAATGGATATTTTCTTTCATATAATTCATTTAAAGTTTTTTTATTTGGAGTATCTTTATAAATATTAATTTTATCGTTTACTCGGTCAAGCTCTTTTGCTTTCTTTTGTAACTCTTTTGTTTTATCAATGTCCGACTTCATTAAGTCTTCGTATTCTTTTTTCTGTTTTTTTGTGAATGGTGCTAAAGTACCTTTTATAGTGTCTTCGCCCTCAATTTCAATTGTAAATGGTTGTTTTATTTTTAATTTCATAGTAGTTCCTTTTGTTTAGTAAATAGTTCTTTGTTTTGAAAAAGTGGTGGGAATAGAACTACCAAGACCCACCATATTGCTATACGAAAAATCCCATCTTTAAAGTCATTAATCCCGAACCTGTCATAAGATAAGGAATTGTTCTAACTAATGCGTCCTCGTCGTCTGCATCACTGAAGTTTTCTTGTTTACAATTAGTCAACTTCACTTCTAAAGATTTACCACTTGTTAAAGCACCTGCAACTGTATTTAATTTAATTACAATCTCTTTTAAATCTTGATTGATTAAACCATTTACCGCGTCATTGATCCCTGCATCTTCTTGATAATATTCAATAGATACTGTAGGAGCATAATCAGTCATATCAAATTGAGCGATTCCCATTCCATAACGCTTTGCAATTTCTGCACCAAAATCAATTTTAACTGATTTAGGAATTACAGTAGCACCACCAACTGTTGTCACATCGATTGCAGTTACCATTAAAGCTTCTTCATCTAGTAAAGTAGTCGCAGGATTTGCAACATCTGTCGTAAGACCTTTATTGTCTAAAAAAGTACTTAGTGTAGCGTTAATCATTGCAGGAGCATTAACAGTAAAGTCAAAGTCTAAAGCACACGAAATACTATCCGTCATAGTTGTTTTTTTACCGTCTAAATGATAAATTCCCGAACCTCTTTGTAATACTTGTGAACTTGTGTATATTACAGTTTCTTGCGATGGTGTTCCTGTATCAACTGCAACTTCAAACCCACCCATAAGCATTAATGGATTGTAAGGGGGTAACGTGTCAAGTGCATCTGCTGCTTTGTTTTGACTTCTCATCATGTGGGTAAATGAAACCTCGGCCGTTGCATCTTCTGTATCTGCCCACGCATCATTCGAACCTACTTGTCCGTTATTACGCTTGTATCTTTCACTTTTAATTACTGGTGTAATCAATAGCTTTTCTGTTGTCTCTATGAATCCGAGTGGTGGAATAGGTAGTGCAGCACCAACCGCAACAAGTAGGACATTCTTTTTCGTATTTACTAAATCTGCCATTTTGTTTCCTTTTTAATAATTTGCTTTAGCTAAAACAATACGCCATTATAACATATTTTAACTATACTGCGTAACTTTGAAAGTTAGCTTTAATTCATAGAATCCATTATCTAAATCAATAGCATCTGAATACTTACCAACATCGACGCGAATATCTTCATCTAAATTGACACCACTAAAAAAATTATGAACTGTATCAGCATTTTTAACAGCGATTTTCTTTTTACGCGAATATGAATAAACTATAAAGTGTCCGACCCTTGAAACTCTTCCAACTGTTGTGCCATCTTGTCCTATAGTTTTAGTATCAACTGAAGCGAAATTAAACCCTATCCATTCGTTAATTTTTGCATAGTCGGGTTCATAATTCCAAGTGCCGTCTTTCATATACATAGGTTTATCGGGAAATAACATATTATTTGTTGGTAGTCCTAGAGTTAGGAAATTATCTTTAAAATAGATTTCGGGGATGTTTTGTAGTTCGAATTGTGACATGAATACTCCTTATTGCTTTTAAGGAGTATTATAGCGTATTTTTAAATTGTGCCACACTCATTACAGCTAAAATCTTCATCAATATCACAATTAAATAAATCTAATTGATAGTGTTTGTTTTCTTTAAACATCTCAAAGCTTTTTGTTTTTGATTCATGGATCATATCTTTAGTGCTTCTATTTCCTCTAAAAAATACTTGTTTCCCACTTCTTGATTTATGTGAGATAGGTATATAATCTCCATATTTAGATTCCATATTTTTAAAGAAATCAAAATGTGATTCATTTTCTTTTGCTAAAGTCCAAAGTTTCCTTTCTGATTTTTTCCAACATGTTACACAATTTCCCTCATGTTCTTTTATCTCTAAGTTAAAAGGCATTTTAGACCACCAATGCAAGATAGTATCTTTTGTTACTGGCTCATCCTTAATTAAAGGATAGTAAATTCCTTCTATATTGTATTTGTATTCTAAAAGTTGATCCATATTCCAAGATGGGTTTTTTTCTTTTAATGTTTTTACAGCTCTTGAAAATTCGTCACTTCTTATCCCTATAGCTCTTTTTGTTATTCCTAGGTCACGATGTAGCTTGTTAACTGGTTGCACTTTTAATTCTCTATTGCAGTGAGGAGCAGAAACATTTGGTATTCCATATTTTTTAATCATTGATTCAAATGGTTTTCCATCACGGTTAGCAGTTTTAAAATCTACTGTCTTGTATGTAGTCCCTTTTTTGTTAATAACTGCTTCAATCCAAATTAAATCCAAATTAAAGAATAAATCACAATTATTTACAAAATCTAGGGTTTTAGTATGCTCACAACCTGTATTCATAAAAGCAAAAGTAAAATCATACTTATCACTCATTTTTTCTTTGAGCCACCAACACATATAAGCAGAAGTTCGACCACCACTAAAACTAACTAAAAGTTTTTCTTTTGCTATCACAATAAACTCCTTAATTTTTATATAAGGAATTGTACAATAAGAATTATTAAATCTTTATTAATCTAGTATTTAAGTTTATCGAGTTTGTCTTGTAGTATTCCATTCCATTTTTCAAGAGTGGGGTCGATTCCTTTTGGGAATTGTAAACTACCATATAATCTACCAGCTACAATTCTTCTTTCGTGGAGTATTACATCAGCATATTCCATGTTGTTTGATATTCTTCTTATGTATGGAGTTTTTTCTGTTAATAACCAAGCTCCCCTTAATTGTCCCGTATCTACTGGTGTGATTGTTTGAAGTTCGGATAATAAGCCTTGGGATACTTCATCAAAAATTCGGATTATATCTTTATCCATTTTTGCGAGTGCTTCGGATGGTAACATTATTTTCTTGCCAATACTTCGTACATTAATGCTTCTTGTTGCCAATATGACGCGATTGAAACGAAAACTATTTCGTATGTAGAACCCTCGAATTCTAGCTTGTTTACTTTAGTCACTAAGATATCTGCTGGTAACATAAAAGCATATTCGTATACACCCATACTGTCACTATCGACTAGCTTTTGAAGTCTTTCACTTGCTTCTGTGCTAATTAATGCGTATTGTTCTACTTTGTCATAGGCTACTTCATAAGATGGATTGTCAAAGTCTGGCTCTCCGGTTCTTTGAGTTGTGAGGATTTGAACTATTGCTCCCTCGACTTTAAACTCTGCTTTTATTTCTTGGATTGTTTCTAATGATTCTGCACTCATGTTATGACCTTTTGAATGAGAATCCACCCGATGATTTTAAATCGTATTGAGACAATAGCGATTCAACCACATCTGGCAGACTATTAGATGCCTCTCTCGGAGTAAACCAAACTTTCTTAATTGCTCCGGCAATATCTTTTTCTTTTAAAAGTGCTGTTCCATCTTCATTCGTCATATCTACACCGATAGAATGATTCGCTAAGTAGGCTGTAGCGGTCTTCATGTCATCTTCTAATGTATCGGGTAATTCTTCGATTCTTTGATTTATTAATAGTGTTGCTTGACGTAAATATACTTCTTTTACGGGATCAGTCAAATCGTTCCATTTTGTTAAATCTGGTACTAAATTTAAAAGTATTGCGTTTGCATCTGCTAGAGAACAGAAAGTGTCCCATGTGTCTGTTGGATATTCTATCATTGACATTATATTTCCTTATTGATTTATTGGTACAAGTCGACCAGCGATTACTATTGAAACTGTTACGCCTTGAACATTTCCAGATATTGAAAAAAGAGTTGCTTTAACTAACGAGTGTTCCATAATCTGTAATGGTGTAGGGAAAATAATTGGAATCCCCGACTTTTCTAATTGGAAAGGTACTTTAAATAAGAATCCGTTTACTTGTACTTGTGTATCCGTGTTTGTAGCTCTTACGATACCCTCTACCCCTTTAGTATCTCCCGAAGGCGTAACCATTTCAATTAAGTAGTTAAAGCCTTTAGGAACGTATCGAGTACAAGTTAATGATTTATTTCCACCCGGTCTTATTAGTGCGTATTTTCTTGAAGTTGGATTGCCTTGTTGATATACTTTAATTTCTCCTGCACCAGTTGAATAATTTCCGTTTGCTTTAAGAAAATTTCTTGACGAAAAAATATCATTTACAAATATGTAAGTACCAGGTATTACTACTTCTGTCTTTCCGTTCATTTCTACATATACTGTTGTTGCCGTTCCATCAATTAGAATTAAATCGATTCCAATTTCTTGTATTCCTATACCTGTTGCATTGTCTTCTACTTCGTCTGAGACTACTGCGAAAGTTTCTCCTGCTGCCGATGGTCTTGGTATTTCAGATAAGCCATCTTCCCATACATCGTATCCTGCTGTGGTTACTGTTTGATTTCTTACATTTCCCTCGATTTGTGCCGAGCGTTGGTCTGCTGGAAGAATTGGAGTAGTATGTATCGGGTAGCCTTTTTGACCCATTAACCAACCACGCTGTCTTAAGAATCGGTATGTAGTTACTAAGGAGTTTACTATTCCACTTGTTTTTGCCATTTGATACCTTTATAAACTTAATAAGATAGTTAAATTTCTTTAACTATCCGATAAATTTATTTGTTTTGTCTCATTTTTGCTATGTGTTTGAAATAATCTTTTTCGCTTACTTCTTGACCAGCAATAAAACCATCTTTATTTTTAGTCTTTGAAACCACACCGTTTTTAATATCTTCAATCGTTTTTGCTAATTGCTTATATTCAGTAGAGTTTGCAGTTATTGACTCATTTCCTTGAATCGCTTTTAATAAAGGAAGAAGCGTAACCTCTCCCCCTTCAAACAATATTTTTGCTTCGTTAAACTTTTCTTGTACTGCAGGAGTCATAATAGACTCCTAGTTAGTAATTAAGAAAGCTAATGGTACAGATTTTCTATCTACTATTCTATCCCATACTGCTGCTGTTGCAAGTTCTGCATTTGTGAATCCACCCTCTGCTGATGGTATTGTTAAAGTTTGGAATCCAAAAGGATGTACCATCCAAGTTTTTCTCTCTGTGATATATTCTACACCACCACCATTACCTTGTAATGTTTCTCTGTTAGTTTCCATTGGAACTTCTGGAGAACCCTCTCCATAACCAAATGCACCGTTTCCGTATAAAACTGTAGTATATTTAAATCCACTTGTAGAACCTGCTGTTACTGTCATTCCATCATCAACAATAACTCTTTTACCCATAAATGTTGGAATAGATAAAGTCCCTGCCGAGTCTTTAATAAAGTCAATGTCATCTAAGTCAATCATCTGTTTGTATACTGCTGAATGTACACCGATTGCCATAATTGACTCTGAAGCATCACCCATTGTAAAGATTGCACTTGTAAAGTTTGCTCTAGACCATTTAGTTAAAGCTGTTTGACTTCCGATAATTTCAACAGCTACATCAATAACCATATCTCCACTATCATTGGCAACATTGTCTGCAAGTACACCATTAGTAACTGCAATTAACTTTCTTTGCCATTGTCTCATCCAATAAGTTCCAAATCTATTTCTTACGTGTTGATTCGCTGAACTTCCTGCTAATTCAGAAGCAATGTCCGCATTAGAGTAAACTTGATTTAAAAGAACTTTTCTAGCAATCTGTTTACCAGTAGTGATTTTTAAAGCAGTAGCAACTACTGCAGGATCAGAACTTGAAAGGTTTGCTTCTACTGAAGAATCTAAATCTTTCCAAAATGGAATATTGATTGTTTCTCCACCGTTGTTTGCAGCATTATCTAATACGGCATTTCTTACAATTACACCACTTTCAAAAAATGCTGTTTTCTCTGGACTGTTTACCGCTTCGTATGAATTGTAAACCTCTGGAATTATTACATCCGTTAATCTTGTAGTTGACATTTATTTTCCTTTTTATTGGTTAAAAATTTGTTTAAAAAGAGTAGGATTGTTTCTAGACATATCTATTCTTTCTGATTCTGTATATTCTGCTGGTTTTTTATTTCCATTTCCATTACTGTTTTGAGTACCGCTACCATTTAAAGCATCAGGTTTAAAATAAGGTTTAAATTCATCGCTTGATTTAAGTTGTGATAACTTATCCGCAGGTGTTGCAACTTTACCGTTGATATATTCAGTTTGACCGTCTTTTTTATAAACAATCTCGCCATTTTCTACCATAGCCCCACTTTTAAGCTCTCTTAGAATGTCTTGTGCTGTTCGTGTTGAACTTGCTAGACTATCTATACCTAAATCACGTAATGAGTTTGTAATCCCTATGTCTTGTATCTTAGATTCATAATCATTAGTTAATGTTGTCTTTTCATTTGTAGCTGTTTCCAACAAGCTTTTAAGGTTAGTGATTTCACTCGTAAAAGCTTCATCATTTTTACCTTTTTTCATATTCGATAGATATTCACTAATAGAATCTTCATTGATATTTTCAAGTCCGAAAGAATCTTTAATAAGTTTGTTTCCATTCTTATATTTATCTCTAGTTGTTGTAATATCAGTTACTTGTGTTTCTAATGTGTTTATTCTAGTAACATTATCTTTTTGTGTTGATTGTAAACTATTTACAAATACCTTAGCTTCTTCATTGTCTCCGACTAATGTCTGTAGTTCTTCAAAATTCATTCTATACTCCGTATTAAAATTAGGTTATTATATCATAAATTTTAGTTTATTGAAAGTATTATATTATTTAGCGAACTTCTTTAATTCTTTTCAATTCTGCTTTTCTTGCTATTTTACACGCTTGTTTATAGCAATACCCTCTTTTCTTTAATTCTTTATAGTCGCTTAACTTGTCTTTGCAGTGTTTACATTTCATTTTTTATCCTTGTATGATATTATTCATTTCCGTTTTAATCATTCCTAATGTTTGAGACTTTGTAATATCCGCTAATGTTGTAACTTTGTATTGATTCTTTTTATATAATTCAAATTGCTTTTTAGTTAAAGCCGATTTTTTGAATGAGTCGGGAACTTTTTTAAACCAATCTTCATAATTTCCGTTTGGTGTTTCTCCTAATATGGATGCTCTAGTTGCTGAGCGTTGATTTTGATTGAATGCTACAAATTCTGCTCTACATTGGTAATGGGTTTTGCAGATATGACTAATCTCGTCTATCTCTTTATAGTAAATATTTCCATCATGTTCAATACAATAATCTGTAGTTCTTCCGTCAAGTACAGATACATACTCATAGCCTTTAACTGTTCCTCTTTTTTCCATTTGTCTAAATGCTACATAGCGTGCTTCTGCTCTTGCTTCGCTTATTAAAGTTCTAATATTCTGTTTAGCATATTGCTTGTAACGAATATCAGTAGCTAAAATGTTTCTTTGGAATCTTAAATCATTAAGTATTATTTTTAATGCTTCTTTTTCTTTTATTACTTTTGTGTTAAACATTTTCTTTTTAGTAGCAATGATTTTATTATCAACTTTTCCAATTTCTCTTTTAGATACAGTCATATCTAATTCACGCATTAATTTTGATACAGGAATACCTCGAACTACACTTGACGCGATTTCCGTTGCTAATTGTCGAGCGTGTTTCTCACTATCTAATTTAAAAAGGTCAGTTAGTGTTCGCCCTTGAATTTCTCTTTTCGGGTCAAGGATAGCTTTAATTGCAGCAGTTGGTAATTCGGGTTTTATAACTCCAATCATAGCACCGTAAGCAATAGTAGCACTTTCAATAGTTTCTACTGGCACAGATGCGAATAAGCCCCCGTAAGACGATAATATCTCATCATTGATATACTTTCTTAATTCGGCTTGTTTTGCTTTAGTCCACGCTCCTTTGGTCTTTTCGATATAAGCTATTATTCTATCGTCTGCAAGTTTTAAAGCTATGATTAAATCGTCATAGCCTTGTGACTTATAGGACTCATAAAGCGTACTTTCTGATAAGATTATATCCATTGGGCTCATTGGTTAATTCCTTAGTTCTGGATTATTTTTAAACTGTTTATCTGCACATTCTGAACACATTACTCTTTCTCTTATCAATCTTTCTTTAATATCAGGTTTGCACTCTATAGGCTTTCGACAGATAGTGCATTCCACATACTCTTTTGATTCTTCCTTTCCTTGATAATGCAATGAGTTTACTTCTTCTTTTGTTGCTAGTCTAAAATCTCCGTCTATCTCTATCTCACTGTCATGGATATAGTTTATTAACACTTTTCTATCTTTCTCGTATTTATGTACCACTTCAATTCGTCCATCAACTATTATGGCTTTAGGGAAATTATTTTCATCTTCATACCAAGGCAATGGCTTTTCGTATGGAGTTAGATTTAAATTGCTACTGTACCCATTATCATCTAATGACTTTAGTATTTTTCCATTGTTGCTGTATAATACATAACTGTCATCTTCTTGTTCAAAGACTAATCTTGCTACTATACCGATAAATAACTCTTTTATTAATTCTATTTCAAAATCAGGCTTTAAAAACTTAACCTCTGAATTTGGAACTGTTATGAATTGTTGTTTTAATTCTACATACTCCCAAATATTATTCTTTATTCTTATTTCTCTCATGTCTTTATTTGATGGATTTCCACTCATAAAGCCAATTGATTTATTATGTGACCAACTTATTTCATTATTTTCAATCATGTAATAAGCTTCAAATTTTAATGCACTTTTAATACACACTGTATCTTTATTTATATTTAATCCAATGTTCATTAATCCATTATAATTTTCACTTGTTGCATCACACCAAGTATTATTAAAATCTGTTACTGCTTTTAATTCTTTCATCACTAATCCTTTAATTCTTGTTTCATTAAATCCATCATAATTCTAATCGCGTCTTCTTTTCCATAAGTCTTGCATCCGTCCATCGTCCATCCGTTTATAGTTTCGTTTAAATGACAAATATAATGTTTGCCGTCTTCATTCAAAGCCATGATATGCTTTCCGCTTATTGCAACAGAAGATAACTCGAATCCGTTTTTCTCTATTTCTTGTGCTAATGTTTGATAGTTCTTTTCCATAATTTAGCCTTTTGTGAATACTAATATTGCTACTAGTATTAACATTGCTGATAACATCTTGCCTATGGGTGGGCTTGGGAAGTTATAGGTTTTCATTTTAGTTGTACACCCTCCCTTCTTCGCCATTTTCAAACTCTTTTTCAGTAAGGTATCGCATTTCTGTCCAGTGATACAAATATGGATACTCTTTGTTCATTGCTTTTACCCAAGCGTCTATATTTGCCTTGTCTTCAGTAAACTTTCCTGAATTTATTTGTTTTGGAATCCTATCTTTTACATACCACGAAACTCTATAATATTCTTTCATCTTAACCCCTTTAATTTGTTATAAAGAATTATACAATTATAAAACTTCAATAAAGATTAAGAGTTAGATATCTCCTTGGTTTCTTAGTCTTGATTTTTCATCGTCAAGTTCTTTTTCTGTTATCATTGGAAGCACTTCGCCTTTACTTAGTATATTCATTGCACGTTCAAAACTCATGTTCCCGCTATTTAAAAGGTTAATTACTAATTCGATTTGTTTATCTGTTAATATATTCGAGCTAAAGTCTTTGTTTACTATTACTATGTTTTCGCCAAGTGAACTTCGCCAGTATACTTGAAATAAAGCTATTGCACTATTTAATCCGTCTTCTATCTCATTAGCGTATGAGTTAAGCTTAGATTCTTTAGAGGTGCTATCTTTTTCGACTTCTGTTGCTGTGGCATTGCTTCTTTCTGTTGCGAATTCTACAGATATTCTAATCATTTCTTCTTTGTGGAATAGAATGTGCTTCGCTATCATGTCGTAATTTGCACCCGACATTTCTACCCATTTAATATCTGAATTCTGCGAGTCTTGAAAGGATAATCCGTCAGTAATCCCTAATGTAGATGGTTGGTCGCCCTCTTGTTTTAAACTACCAAATACTGCAAGAAAAGGAGCCCCACCAACACGAGTGTAATTTTCTAGTTCCGAATTTCTGTTAAAGTGATTTATATTGATTTTCGCTTGATCGTATAGTTCAGGTATTAAACTATTTCCAACTTTTGTAAGCGGAACATAGTCCCAAGGTAAATCCGTGATAGTGTCAATCTTTTTATCATCTTCCCATATCTCAACAATTCCACCACGCAAAAATACTCTTTGCTGTTGAATATATTTAAATCCGTAATCCCCAACTGGTTCAGTTACGGTTCTGTTAATTGTTGCACGTAAATATCTACCCATTGAATCGCATTCCCAGTTAGGTATGTCTTTTCTGAGTATGTTTAATAGAAATGGTCTGATTCCATCGGCTGCAGCATTTGTCGGAACATCATCGGGATTAAAAAACATTGAATCTGTAAGTATAAAAGTGTGTCCATCTTTTGAATGATTCTTAAGCAAGTCACGACCAAATGAGTCAATATCATTAACTAAGTCTATTGTTTTAAGCCATTCCTTGACAGTAGCATTACTAACACCCTCTTGATCTATTTGCTTTCTAAATACAATATCTGAAATCGTGTCGACTGTTGTTTTAACGTAGTTTGCAAGTGAAGACATATCTTGTCTTGCTTCGTAGTCTTTTGTGTCTTCCTCTCCGAATTTATAGATAAAAGCTTTTGCAGAATCCACACCGTCATAGATAGAATTAACTGTTGTTATTTGATTGATATGGTCAATATATGAAGGGTCTTGGAATTTAGGAGTAGCAGACATTACTTACCTTTTTATTCTTATTATATCATAAAAAGGTTTTTATGTTTATTATCCGTATATTTTATTAAGTACGTGTGCCACTATGTTTTGAGTATTTTCAAGCGTTGCACTAAAGTTTTTTGATTCTATTTCCAGCGGTTCTATCCATGTATCAACAATATCATCTGCTAATAATTCTCTATTTTCATGTGTTTTTGCTGACTTTTCAAGAACTGCAATCGCATTATATACACCTCTTTTTGTATGTCCATCTATTTTTAAATCACTTAATGCACTCAATATTATATTTTCAGATTCTTTCAATTTGTTTTCAAAACTTTCAAACAAGAAATCTATCTCAGGCATTATATTACTCCAAGTGTTCTCGTTATCTATTTTACAATTACTATTTAAGCTTTCAATAAAGTCTTCTTTTTTCATCCTCTCCCCCCCCTTATCTCTTAAATTCCATTAAAAAAACGTAATCGTTATCGTTGTATGTTCTGTTTATGTTTTGTTCTTTTAGTTGGGTGTTGTAATTATTAGAAAAACTTTCTACAAAGTTATATGATTCACAATCTCTACTACATTCCCCACTTCCACATGTTTTACATTGAACTTTAAATATATCTGGCATATCCACTACATCTAAATCTCCTACTTTTACAAGCTTTACATCTATTATTTCAGCTAAAATTCCTATTATTTCCTTAACCGATGGATAACTATTCTGAAAGAAATTAATCATATCTTTGTTAGACCTGATTTTTACATCTTTATCACCTATCTGAAGTGGTGAGTGTTTTTTAATGAACTCTTCTTCTGGCAATCTTAAATTATTCACTTTTTCCGACTCTCTTTCTATAATTGCTACATCTATAGGAAATATAACCATAGTCGACCCATTCTCAAACGCTTTAATCTGTGAACTACTTAACTCTATACTTTTATTTTTCATTGTTTAACTCCTTTTAATACACTAATTGTACAATGTTAATTCTTTGAGTTTTATTAATTAGATTGATTTCTTTCTGTAGCTTGTTACTTTATTAGAAGCTATACCAAATTTACGTGCAATAAAATATCCTATAGAATCGTTACTATCATCTACTGTATTTGCACCGTCGAACTTCTCAGGCACTCCATTTTTATCATATGTTTGCTGCTCTAAACTTTGTGTTGATTCAGGGCAATTATAAGTATTTACTAAATATTCGTTTTTAAAGAACATTGTATTTAATCCGTTTACTCTGTCCTGTACTCTTGGATTACTTGGCGGTGCATCTATTTCATATCCACCATCCCTTAATATTTGAATATCTGTTTTACTTGCGTTAGTTTCTCTTTGATTACCACTTGCATCGGGATATATTATTATTCTAAAGTTTGGATACTTATCTTTTAGATGGTTAACGATTTGATGTGTATCATATACGCTGTATTCTTCTACTAGTAAAGGTTTACCATGTCTTATTAGATTTACCCTACCGCAACAGCCTCCAATATTAAAATCTTGGGAAATATGTAGTATCTCATTTGTGTATCTAGAACCGTGGTCTTCAATTTCAGCATCTGTATGATGTGTTTTTCTATTAAAGTAGTTATATACTGTTCCACTTGTAAGGTTTACAAAGTCTCCATTTACATAAGCTTCAAATAATTGCGGTGGATATTCAGCTCTTAATGTTTCAATAAAGTCATCGGGTAAGTTATCCATATTAGAATAAGTAGAAGCCTTGATTAATAAATCTGTCTTTTCTTTGAACTCTTTTACGAATCTTTTATAAAACCATTTAAAACCCTCGGGAGTTCCTGCAACATCTATTCCATTAATCCAGCAAAGTATCTTTTTCTTTTGATGGAAGTATGTTCCTTGTGGTGGAACTTCTGTTAGTTCAAACTCTTCTAGTGTTTCTTTATCACCTACAGGACAAAGTAGACGATTACGTCCGAGAATCTTTTTAAAAGCTTTATCCATAATATCTAAGTTTAATATGTCTGTTTCATCTATTAGTGTATAACCAACTTGATAACCTACGATACCCTCTGGCTTTGACATATTACGAAATATAGTTCTACCTAATTCTTTTCCGTTTTCATCTAATAATATAAAATATTTACTTGATTTATTTAGAACATAATCATATCCTAACATTTCAGCTACTTCGGGGAATCCTACAAAGGCTATGTCCTCGATATCTCCGTATGTAGGTAAATAGTAAGCGGTTTTCTTTATTCCATTATCTATTATCTTTAAAAGTGATTTAAGAGTACCTATAAATGATTTTCCACTACCAAACCCTGCTACGAATCCAGTATGCTTTTTCTTTGATGTCAAGAAGTCATATTGTGGGTCTGACAATAATATTTCTTCCTCTTCCATTATGCTTCACTTCTTTTTTTTATAGTAACTCTTTTTATCTCATTATTAGTCTGTTGATTGTTATTATTATTAATCTGCGTTTGGCTTGAACTAAACCGCTCGTTTACTCCTAATGTAACACTTGCTTTGTCATATCCATCTAAGGCATTCTTTATATCAGTAGCATTTAGCTTTCTATCTTCAAACTTTTGCATCCCATCGCCTACATTTATCTTTTCTTCTACATAACCATGCTCTATAATATCGTTCATTTTCTTTAGTGCTTTTTCTACTCCTCCAAATACTAAACCTTTTCTTCTTATCTTATCATCTGCTACTTCATCTGCACAATTTAGGAACACCTGTTCCCTTTTGTCCGAAATTGTTCCCTTTTTTTCTGCAATAAGTTCTTTGGCTTCGATATAATCTACATTCTTGCCGTGTTCCCATTGTTCCCTTTTAGCTCTCTGTGATATTGTATTTCTTGCTATGCTTGTCTTCTCTTTTATATTAGACAATGATATTCCTGCTTCGTAGAATCCTTTAGCTTTATCCCATTGTTCTTTAGTATATGCCATTTTATCTAATCCATTGATTTATCATGTATTCAAACATCATAGCAAATAATGGAACTGTAATATATATAAACATAAAGACCACAATATTATCTTCTATGTCTTTTTTATTAATAATTAATTCTATCATTGGTATTGACACCATTATTATATATACTATTATGAATATTGAACTGTATTTAAACATTTACTTACCTTTTCTTCTTAATTAACATTGTTCTAACTTCTTTAGTCTTTCTATCTCGAACTACTACGAATTGCTGCTGTTCTTTATATCTTACTACTTCCATATCATCCACCATCTTTTTGTGCATACTTTGATAAAACATTCTTCTATCCATTCTGCCGTTTCACTATCTATTACATACATATCGTTAGTACCATTTTTAAATATTATATTCAACTCTACATATCCATCCGCCTCTGTGATTATTAACATGCTTGAAACTTCTTTTAAATCAATAGTCCTAGAATATGTTTTTAATTCTATCTTGTATCCAAAATTAACAATTCTCATCTTTAAATCTCCTCTTCTCTTGCAAACACACAAAACAACATCGAGAATATTATAAATCCTATTGATGCTATTGTGTATGCTGCTATTATTAAATCCATTAGTGCTTTATCGAATGGAGTCATTTATTTGCACCCTCTAATTCTCATAGTATGCTTTGTTTTAGTGCCTTTTAAATAAATAGGTACTGTCTGACTTTCTTTATGCTCTTGAATGTTGTTAAGGTTCGTTACTGTTATTATTAGTATCGACTTTTCTGATTCTTTGTATATAAAGCTTGTATTGTCTTTACAGATTACTTTTGATCCATCACCTGCATTGTAAATTGTTGCATTTTGTTCAATAGCTTTTAAAAACATTCGCTTAACTGTACAGGCTTTTATTCCTAATCTTTGTCTAGCTCTTTTAATAGCGTGTTTTGTCACGACTATCTTCTTGTTATTCATCTTTTAATCCTTTATCTCTATCATTCTTTTATCTGTGTACATATCATTCATATTTAATTCACACTTATAAGTTTTTCCAGTTCTTGGATTCTCAACGCTTTTAATTAAAGTGTTTTTATATGTTGAATCTTTTATGAATTGCAGCGTTCCACCAATACATAAATATTTTATATCTTTATAGTAAATGCTTATTTCTTCTATTTTTTGATTAATTCTAAATTCGTTACTATATGAAAATGTCGCTAATAATGCAAGTGCTAATAATTTCTTCATTGTGTTACCTTACTTTCTTGATAAATTCCCACATTGTGAGAAAATGTAGTTCTTTGAGTTTCTCCTATAAAAACTAATACAGAAATAAACATAAATACTGTTACGATTAAAGATGCCATGTTTAATATCTTATTTAAATCCATGAAATTAATCCACCTATTAAAAGTATTGCACCTATAAAGCATACAACTGTTGCTATAAATATTGTTATCGTTCCTAATATTAGATATAACTCATGCCCTAAACTTTTTAATATCTTCATCTTTAACTCTTTTTATTTATTCTAACAATTCTCGTTTTTTGTGAAGGTTCTAAAATCTTGCCTTTACATCTAACTTCTCCGTCTTTGTAAACATTTGTTATTGTAGTTTCGCATTTTTTAATTGGTGCTATGTTTATCCAGCTCGGCTTATCAAAAGTATACTTTCTGATTTTAGTCTGCTTGACAATTGGAACTATTCTTTTCGGTGTCGAGGTTATTATCTTATTGTTACACTTACATTCATAGCTATTATTCTTATTTAAAAACAATGTTATTGAGCTTGAATCATTTGCACATTCACAAAATTTACCTTGATAGCTGATATATCCTTTTGTTGCTTGTGTGCATCCTATGAATAAAAAGGCTGTTGCTATTAAGATAATTGTTTTCATTTAGATACTTTGTCTTTTTTAACTGGAACTAACTTTGGATATTCCCCTATTGTGTACTCTTTAGTGTTCCCATAATCCATAAAAGGAATAATCTCTAATTCTGTTTCGCTATGCTCCGAACATTGACCGCAAATATCTGTTTCTTCTCGTACTGGTGCTTTACAACAATTACTAATCATCAGGCAACTCCACTGGTTCATCTTGCCATGTTATTTTTTTTCCTATTAGTTTTTCTATTGAACCTTTTTTTAAATGAATAAAGTTGTCATCAAATTCATTTTGTGGTTGAAATCTTAAATACTCATTGTCTCGTAATGGCTTATTGTCATATATCCACTCTTCATTATCTTTATCTACTGCTAAATAACTCATTTCTTTCTCCTTTTCATCTTTCTAAATTCTTTCTGCATCTTAACTTCACTTGGTTCTAATTCTCTAACCATCATCGGCTCTTTTTCTTCTTGCTTTTTAAACTTGCCGTTATCTTTTCTTTGTGGTATTCCTCTTGCCATTACTTCAACTTTTCTATAAGTGTCATAATTTCACGATACACGATTATACTACTATGATTTTCTTGCTCTTCTTGATATGTGCTACCGTCTTTATTATAAGTATATACGGGTGGTTTAAAATTTATTTCATACTCAATTTTGCAAAAAGCTTCTATTTCTTTTAGACAATTATCTTGTATAGTTATAGTTCTTGTTGCCTTTTCAATAACAGAACTTCTATCCTTGAATGATTCGATTATCTTATTTTTACTTTTGATAATCTCTTCTAGCTTTTTTACTCTTTCTTCTAATTCTGTCTTTAGCATATTAACTCCCTTTAATCTCTTTAATATTTACACAATGTGCGAACATGAAAGAGATAGTTTCCTATCCCTTGGGTTTATACTTGTTCAAATTCGTCTATTGGAAAATCATCGCTTAATCCAGCAGCTAAATCAATAGCACCACCTAATTCTGTTTCATCTTCTAAAGATAAATCATCTGTAGATGGTGGAATTTGTGGTTTAATCATGTCATAAAAAGCTTTTGTTGCTTCATTCTCTAAATCTGCATCTGAAAAAGTTAGTGTTACTGTAACCTCTCTAATTGTTTGTGTTGTTTCGCTTGCTTCTTTTACATTTAAATTTGTAGGTAGTTCCATCCTGTTTCCTTTATTTTTTTAATATATTATTGTACAATTTATTATCTTAATTGCTTATTAAATAGCGTCTGTTTCTTTAATCTTTTCTAAATTTTTAATAACTTCGCTTATATCTCTTTTAACTGTTTCTCGTTTGAGTTTTTCGTAAAATGCTAATTTGTTTTCTAGCTCTGTATTTTCTAATTTTAATTGTTCTGCCAATGTTATAATTTTATTAATGTCTTTTATTGTTGCGTTTTCTAATATTACCATCATTTCCCCTTTTGTGATTCATATATAAAGCCAGTCGGCTTCGGCTTAACCTCTAATTTTGGAAGTCCTTTTTTAATCGCGTAATAGCACCATTTCTTCTTTAATCTTTGTCTTTTTAATTCAGCTTCATTTGCGAACATATCTTTTCCTTTTTAAAATAGCTTATTTTGCATCTGTTCCATCGTCTTTGGTTTTTACTTGTCATTTTATCTATCAATTCGATTTGAATTGGTTTGAATTTTATTTGTTTTTGTGCCATTTTATTTCCTCTTTTTTGTTTTCTTAGGTGGTTTCGAGTTGTCTAATGTCTTTAATATATCTTCTATACAATCACTATACTTAATAACTTCGACACTTTTAACTCTTGTTTTGCTTCCAAATTTAACCGTCTCTTTTTCTAAAAAATCCGACTTTACAAAATAAGATTTTACTTTGTCTTGCAAGCTCTCCTCTATTGACAAAATGTTTCTTTGCGATAATAATTCAAGCCCTGTAATTGCGAAAAGTAAAGGAACTATTCTATCTCCAAAGTATTTATAATAAACTCGAATTGTATCTTCATAATATTTTTTTGCTCTTGTTCTTAATTCTTGTTTTAATTTAAATGATAAAAAGTCTTTTGTGCAATTATTTTCTTCTAAGAATTCGATTATTTTTCTACCAAGCACTCTTGCTTCTTTTAATTGTTCTTCTTCTTTGATTACTAAAATTCCTTTATTCTGTTTATCTTGTTCTTCGGCTTCAATCATCATATTATGACAATAAGCCAAAAAGCAAACAGTTTTAAGCTTTAATATTTTTCTCATACTAATTCCGATACAATTTCTTTAATATCTTCTGAAAAATTATAGCCTTGATAATCTTTTGCAATTTCTTTTATTTTTTCTATTGCTTCTGAAAGTTCATTAATAATTGGATCAATTTCTTCTAAAAAGTTTTCTTTCGCTTTTTCGTCAAACTCTTGCTCATTTAACATTTTGTTTAATGCTGATGTATTTGCACAATCTTCCATTACTTTTCCCCACTTAAAAACTTCTCACATCTTGCTTTTGTTTCGCTATCGTTTTGCATTAGTTCTCTTAATTCATCTAAACTTATTTCTTTCATCTATAACTCCTTTTGTTATATTGAATTATACAATCATCAATCTTAAATCTAAATTAATTAACCTTATCTTCACGGTAAAATTCACAATTCTTTATATTTTCGCAAATCGCGGACTCGTTGGGTGT